CCACTGAAGGCGGATATCCCTTCCTACCCCTACCTGAGTCGTCATCAACGGCGCCTAATACAGCACCATCAGCGTACGGATACCCGTCATTACGAGATCCGCCGATCTGCCCCATGCCATCTGGCTCCTGAGCAGCATCGTCAAATCGAGGGGACACGGCGCCATAGGGCGTGCGCATGGCAGGCCCCATTGCGTTTGGATCGCCGGCCGTTTCCTTGTCGCCGTGGTTTTCTGTCTCCGCCGACTGGCGGTCTAATTTGCTAGACGTGGGCTTGCTGTCAAGATACTGACGTGCCCGCTCTGCGAAACTCTGCTTTGCCATGTGAGAGGGATTCCTGTTTTCGTTCCAGAGCGTAAATATTTGATACTGCTTCGTCAAACTGCGGGCTATTGCCCGGGATACGGCCTTGGCGTATAGCTGAGCGTAAAGCTCGGGATTCCGTAGTGCCATAATTGGCATCACCAAGGTCAGTAGGCACTGGGCTGTCTCGGGTGCCCATCTGCCAAATCCATCGAGTGATTCATTGCCGCGGCGAACACTTCAGCCGCGTGCTTGCTAGGGAATACAGCGATTAGAGCTTCCTCTAGATCCGCCGTGGCTTTAGCCACTATGACGTATTCCTTCGGATTATCCGAGGGATATTCTCGGACAATAAATTCTATTCTATTCACTGCCTCTCCCAAGATATCTTAAGATTCTTAAAGATAATACTGCCCTTCGGTGCCTCCTGATACCATGTGTCTTAAGAGCGTAGCCAGAAAGGCGTAGCGACATGTATTCCAGAGTAGAGCATCCGATTAACCAGTCCCGAGTACCGATACACCAGTCCGGGCTAGCCACCAAGGCTAGCTCTTGGGAATCTCGTGCAGGCATCAGTTTGGCAGGGGCGGCGAATGGGCGCAAGCCGGTGAATCTCTGCTGGACAGCCGCAAGGGCTGGCCTCAAGTATTTCACGACCCCATATAACTATATCACCCATTTTCATATGTTTTTTTCAGGCTCTAGTCTAGTTCTTTGATTATAAACGATAATCGGCATTTCTGCCCGCACGATTTCTAGTCGATTTGGTACATTTCTTCCCTCCCCGGACTTTCTGACGAAAGTCCGCGTATTATCTGACCTGTTATCGAATATTTCTGAATATCAGGCCGATTAAATCTAATATCCTGATTATATTCGGAATATATCGGCCATTATCGGCCAAATATCGGCCATTATCCGTCCCTGTTCTTTTCACTTTTTTCATTTCTCGCGGGCTAGCGCACCGCGGATCAGACCATCCATCCCTATCCGGGGGTACCCCCCATAGGCCCCGGCCTTATGTCAATAGACAGAACAAAACAGCAGCCTAGGCAATATGTTAGATGCTCGATTAATGATGCATTATGGCAATACGGATCGATTGTTCGATCATGGCGACAATCAGATCGGGCAATGGATTGGAGCATGGGAGAGACACCGGCGGCCGCACGTCTACTGTCTCCGCATTGGCCCAATACACTAGCATGCCAGATTGTATCATAGAATATACAATAGGATTATGGCATATGCTGTGCAATATCTGTGCCAATGAATGCCAGATTAAGATATATTCGAATATATTCTAGATAATGGGGAATATTAGAAGAAAATATTCTAAGCATTATTGTTAAATAGCCTACACAGCACGCTTGACAGGAGGATAATGGTGGCCGGTAGCTATATTCATTCACCTACGGAGAGAGACAAATGGAACGCTTCCACATACAGGACATCGAGACCGGGCTGTATTTCCTGAATGGCCGCTTTGACGCCGAGGAGCCCGAGTGGTTTGGCGAATCTGAGGCACTCGCGATCATGCGCGGTCCGCTGGCGCGCCGCCATCCCAATGGCTTGGCGCTGCGCTCGGCCACGTTCTCAGACTTGGAGGGTTAGCAAATGTTCACAATCAAGACATTACCCGCTGCGCACCTGACGATTAAAAGCAAGAGCACATCGTCTAGGTATCTGGCCAAGGCATTGCTTAAGACTGTCGTTAAGCAGCTGACTGGCATTAAATACGTGCTGGCTAAGGATTTGCCTGCGCAGCTGGGGGAAGGCGCTTATTCGCATGTCTTCGCTCATCCGACAGATGACAGCAAGGTCATCAAAATCTGCTGGCGCTCGCCGAATTACATCCAATACCTTGAGTGGTGTTGGGGGCATCAGGATAACCCGTACGTTCCGCGTATCGACAGCATGACGCTTGTAAGGAACAAGCTCGGGGGCTGTCTGTCTGAGCTTGCTATTGTCGTGCTAGAGCGGCTAGCGCCGTGCGATAGCTATGAGCCTGAGCATGAAGGCAATGCCCGCGTTTACGACGATTTCAAGGATGCGTTCCACATGGCCGCGCGAGAGCCTGAGACAGTAGACCCGCTACTGGTAGAAGTACGGAAATGGTTAGACGGGTTCGTGCGCGCCGATGGTGCATGGTATGACTTGCACAATGGGAACATCATGGTTCGTGGTAAGTCACAAGCGGTCCTTACGGACCCGGTAGGCGGCTAGATGTCTGTACTAGCAATCATTGCCGCATTGCCCGTGTCCGGACCTATGGACTCGGCACAATGCTTTGCTAGCCTCCATTATGCTATGGCATCGGCAGCGCATGCGGCGCTGCCGGTGTCTGCACACTTCGAAGTCGGAGGCGCTATCTATTCGCTCGATGGCCGGTATTGCTATACCGCGCCCGTGACACAAGGCAAGGCTGAGGAGATCGACTATAGGGTGCAGATACCAAAGGGCGCTGTCCTCAGTGCTCTATGGCATACACACCCAATCGGCCATAGCCTATCGGCTCAGGACAAAGAGCTATCCAAGCGCCTGCACGTTCCGATGTACGTAGTAGCAATCGAATCCCATTCGGTGATTGGCTATGAAACGTTCCCGCTCGATGTCGAGCCTATACAACTAGAGACAGTCGTGTATAATGGCGTGCGGTACATCGTTCGCGGTGACTACTTGGAGGCGCCTAACGGCCACCTATACATGAGGCAGAAATGAATAGACTGACATTAATTCGCGATCCCGATGGATGCTACTATGTAGTACGCGGGAATAGGCGCGGCCCGAAAAGACATTCGGCCGCATTGGCAATCACACGATACAGAGCGCGAGGTTTACAATGGGCAAGGTAATCACAGCGGATGATACGCTGCCATTCGTTAAGGACATTCTCCTACATCCGAATGTGCCTGTTAACGTTGTAGGCGGCCCGTATCCCGGTATATCTGACGGGCAGATACTGCGCCCCGGATTTGTACAGTTTCCACAAGGCTTCGAAGCGATGATGGCGCGCATAAGCAACGGGCGCTATACGTGGCTAACGGCCAGTGCACAAACCCCAATGGGACTATTTGCGCCGATGTACGCGGGCAGTATCGATATGCTGTACATGATCGGTCCCCAATTCTTTGCCGATGATGAAATCGCGTGGCATGCGCTGTTTCACGAAGGGGCGCACCTGCTAAGGCTGCAACATTTGCCCGGGCATCTCTACCCGTCACGCGGGCTAGAGGAGGCATGCGCCGACACTGCCGCATACGCGGGCATGAAAGCGGTCGGATTCGATACGCCCGCACAGCGCTCGATTGATTACAAGTCTGTGTGGCTATCGCGTGAGCCTTACCCGTGGGTGGGCGAAGCAAACATACTTGACACTGCCCGACGTGCGGCTGTGCTCGCCAATCTTTACTTGGAGACTCAGAACCATGCGCGCTAATTACGGAGCCGATCCAACATACTCGACCAAGCACGGCACGCCGATTAGTCCGCTTGTGCCCGCGCAGTATCGCGGAGAGAAGCAGGCTCGCTATCGTCTATGCCAGATCCTTCCGCCGAGCCCGCAGCGCTTCGAATGGATACACGTGTATAATATCGTTGTCCATAAGGACGGGCTGTCGCGGCCATTCGAGGAGGCCGCACCCACGGCATTTCCTAGGGAGAATCTGCCATCATGACAGAGCTTGTTTTGTACACTGGGAATATCACTGTGAAGCGTCAGGACGGCGCCGAACGCACCTATGTGAAAGCTACTAGGGCGCGGCAGTTTTACCGTGCTGTGCCTGATAGGGCTGAGGATTCGACGTGGCCCGCTGAGCGCGTCGTGTGCCATGCCTGTAACATCGTAGACAGCAATGGCGCGGATTGGTGCGTCGGTATCGATGGCCGGTGCCCGCGCGTACTGGCCGAGACAGTATTTGCAAAGGACACACATTCATGAGTGACAAGCAGCAATTGCCCCCGTATACTGGGTGGCGTCCGAAACACATGCGGCGGAAAGGCCGCGGAGGCTCAAAGAAATGATTACCGAATCCCCGTTTGTGATATTCAGCGCGGAGCTTGCTTCGCTGTCTGAAGAATCAAACCGCAATCGCACGGCCCTAATGGCTGGGGCTCTGTCCAATCGCGGTATTGAGTGGCAGCGCGTCGACGGCGCCTATGAGGGGCACCGCGAAGCGTCATTTCTTGTGTTCACGTATGAGGGCTCTGACACTGCGGACCAAATCGAGAAGCTCGCGCAGCACTATCAGCAGGAATCAATCCTGTATGTCGATGCGCAGCGGCTTGCCTACTTGCTTATGGTTCGCGAGGGCCGCACAATCGAGCTTGGCAAGTTCAAAGAACTGACATGGGCCGAGGCAGAGCGTGCGAGTAACTACACGGAGATCGGGGGGCGCGTATATGGCACTGCACAAGCGGTTTAAGCGCTCGACGCTCGGGCTGCTGCTGATGCTTGCGCTGTGGGGCTGCATGTTCATCATTGCCGGCGCAGTGTTCGCGTCCCCGCCAGATCCGCGGCAGTCTACCTATATCCCTGCATGTATGGTAAAGTGCATCGATACGGGGAATGGCCCGGACAATGGCTCTAGTGAGCCTGTAAATGGGAGAAAGGACCGATGAGCGGGTGTAAACTACAGCCTCGTATGGCATCGCCGGGGCTTGAGGCATTCATAATTTCACAGGCTGGCCCGTGGTACGTGTGTGACTCGGGCACGTGCATTCCCAATCTTGAAAGTCTGATACGCTGGAAAGAGACATACGGCGAGAATCGCTACATGGTGCCGATTCCGGTCTATCCGCGCGCTAAGGATAGCCCGTTTACGGAAGTAGCAGACGGCGCTTATCAGGCGTGGCATGATCGATTGCACGCCGAAGGCGAATACGAATTCAACATTAGCGGAGAGATCCGACTTGCCGGTCTGCATATGGCGCTATGTAAGCGCGCCGGTCTAACCGATGAGGATTGCATGTTCCTGTATCACTTCATCGTCACGCGTGTCATGTACCACTATTGGCACGACGGCAAAGACCCTGATAACAGAGCAGAGTTTATGGATGCTTGCTTCCGCTTCGGCTGCAAGGCCGCAGCACGCGGGGATCATGAGATGCAATATTCTGACTTGTGTGGTTAAGGAGACGCGCATGCTTCCGACATTCAATGCTGAAGGCACGCCCATACCGATTGTGTTCGAGAAAAGACCGGGGCGGCATACTGAAATGTCTATTGTAGAGTGGGTGACGGGAGGGCGCTGTTTGCGCTGCGTGATAGCAGAACGCGAAGGCGCCTTAAAAGTTCATGTACTAAGACGAGGGTAATATGACACGGAAAGACTTCGAACTTATTGCCGCGGCGCTCAAAGAGGCTGCCGACGGTATTAGCCAGCAGGCACATAAGTACCTAACCGAGCGGCTCGCAGATGCACTCGCCACTACCAATCCGAACTTTAAGCGAGAGCGTTTCCTGCGCGCCTCGGGCGTGCAGCTGTGAAGCGCTTTCGCTGGTTCTGCCATCATCACAAGGGAACCATTCGGCTTGTGATCGGCCTAACGGTAGTAGGCGAGGCAATCTGCCTTGTACACGCCGGATGGCTTGAGCGGCATTACATGGACGCCTATCTGATCGGCGCCGGATGGATCAAAGACACAGTGCGCGAGCTAATCGCCGTACGAGAGGATATCGGATAATACCAATGCGTAGAACCAATCTAAGACCAATTATTGTCCGTGAGATCGACAGGCTGATATCCAGTAAGGCCGCGTGGATGACCGCGCGGTATGGGCTGCAGCCCGCCGACACGCAGGACATCCGGCAAGAGGGCTGGGTAGCGGCGCTAAAGGCTATCCCGGGCTACACAAAGGCCGGGAGCACTATGGATACTTACCTAGCTCCCTATGTGACATTCGCCATGCTCGATGCCGTGCTGAAGGCACAGGCCAAAGGGCTGACAGGTACGAATCTACACCTAGACGATTCGGCGGACTTGATAGAGCTTGAGACAGAGGCGGGATACGAGGAGCAGGGCGACGCCGAGGACGCAGGCGCCGATATTGCCCCTATACCCGTATCTCTGCAGGATTTGCTTATGGATGACGGCGCCGAGAGCAGCCTATTGGACGCGGCACAGGTCGAAGATGCTCTGAACAGGCTGGCGCCGAGAGAGCGCAATCTGCTGGTGTTGTACTTCGGCCTGAATGGCCAAGCTCCGCTCACGATAAAGGACTTGGCGAGGCGGAATCGGCAGAATATGAGTGCAATTTACCGAAGAATTCAGCGCGGGATAGGGCGCATAAAAGCCGATATGGAACAACACGATACGGAGATCGCGTAAAAAAGTGTACTGATTTGACCGATATAGATATATGGGGCAACGCTAAACACTTGCGACCCCGGGTCTGAGCATATACCGCTCTAACGGTGGCTAATGAACCACGGCGGGAATGCAGGTGGGAGAGACGAGACGATAGCATGCTGCAGTCAGATACCAGATGCTATGCGATCACTCTCGAAGCCTATTAGGGGAACAACGGAGTACCTGCGCTGCTTGGGCAGCGCGAGAGCAGAACGACCATGGGATGCTCAGGGGAAAGTGTCTTGTTATGTCTGTAGTAACCTGAAAAGGGGAATTATGAAATCTTTGATACTTGCAACACTGCTTGCGCTGTGCGGAGTCGCACAGGCGCAGACGCAGATCGATCTTCCCACGGTGAATAACATCGTGCTGGATACGCCTGTACACACGCCCGTGTGTTACGCTGACAATGTGACCGTGAGTGTGTATTCGACGGCTGTTACCGGCTTTAGCTCGGACGGGAACTTTGTGAACGGGCAGGCTACGGCACACTTCACGTGTGGCCATAGCGGGCGCGGCGCAAACATTCACACGTACTACTCGTGTGCGAGCTTGGTGTGGGATCTTGCTGGCAATCTGGTTAGTGCAACGGACACCAACGTTGTCGACGCTAACAACTTGCCTGTATCATCCTCATGCCCGGACTTGGGGCTTGTCCTGCCTTCTCGGACGCCACCTAGTTCGCCAGTAGTGGGGAATGAGTTTACGAATGCGGGCGGGTATATCGCCGAGACGATTGTGTCGCAGCCTTGCGGCGCTATTGCTTGTTACGGTCTACCGCTGGACTTCCCGGTTCTTATCACCCCGTAAGGATACACACATGAGCCCGAACGTCGATACTGCAGGTAAAGTGACACTAGTGCGCAGTTTGAACGATATACTGCACTACAGACCGCCAAATAATGAAATCACACTCAATCCGTACACTGGCCGTCTGGACCCGCTTGAGCCTGCCGACTTTCGGTTCTTCGAAGAAAAATACGGCATCATTACTCCCGAGAGGTTCATCTTTCGGGGTAATGACAGCCGTTACGCATTGCCGATACTCTCGCCGCTGGGCGTGCTAGCTAGGGGGCATGTGCTACGAATGCCGTGGCCGGGTAGCCCATTAGAAGGCACAGGAGATTGGCGCGGGAAGCGGAAGGCGCTGACCTACCGCGCAGACAGAGCGCCGCTGCAGGCGTTCTATAGAGGCCACGGGCCGGGATCTACGCCTAAGCCCCTAGTGATAGTCGAGGATCAGCTGTCGGCGATTAAGCTGGCAGAGTGCGGCCTGCATGCGATGGCCCTACTCGGCACGCCCAATAAGGGCGAGATCGGGATGGACAGACTGTCGGAACTTTCTCGGATACAGTCTGTCGAACAGATTGTAGCGCTGGATGCTGACGCTACGGAGCAGGCATTCGAGTTTGCCCGTAAATGGGGCACTGCGTTTAAGAAACTGCGCGTGGCCATATTGGCCCGCGACTTGAAAGACACGCCCAAGGGCGAGATATTTGGAGTATTGGGTCTATGAAGCTAACGCACTGTCAATGGATGGAATTATTAGGCCCTAAGATACAGGCCACGCTTGCGGCAGAGTGCGAACTGTGTGCGCAGTGTGACAATTTACGGGGCTGGGTATATGCCCGTACAATCTTCGCAGAGCCTATGCTGACCTATCTTCATGCTTCGATGAAAGACAAAAGGTGCGCTCTTGACTACCAGCCGAACAAAGTTTGAAGTCCGCTCGGAGAGGCCAGACGAGTACAGTCCGGAGCCGCTTCCGCTGCTGACCATCGAGACAATCCGTACTGACCGCAAGGTAGCGGAGCAGGATGTCGAAGACTTGAAGATGTTCGGCATTAAAGCGTGGATTGTGGAAGTACCAGCATGAGCTACCGATTAGAGGTCAAGGTTGTGATCTACGCGGATACGCGCGAGGCCGCAGTGAAGTTCGGCGAGATGATCGATGAGTACGTCACCGACAACTTCATGGCGAACACTGGCGTTCTGACACATATGCACGTCGAGCCCGCTCTGAAGGAAGATGGACGTGCTGTGAGCGATGACTCATGAGCGAGCCGCTGTCCTCAAATCCGGTGGCGCAACGTCTGCGTTCGACCGCCATAAGTGGCTTTCATGCCGGTACATTCCGTGCGGACGTAGCCAACGTGCTGCACGATGGCGCCGCCGAGATCGAGCGACTGACCGCCCAATACAATGAGGCCGGAGTTCGTTGGGCTAAGGATCTAGTCTCCGCCAATGCCGAGATCGAGCGCCTGACGCGCGAGTCCGACGAATGGGATAAGCACAGCCTTGTTCAAATCGTGCGGGAACGAGATAGGCTGCGCGCGGCGCTGGTGAATATCGTCGCATACAGTGGATGCGAGGACAACGACCAGTATTACGAGGACGTGGATGCTATCGCTCGCAAGGCCCTCGAAGCCGCACCACCTGCCGAGACGACAGGTGATACCGGAGCTATTTTCCACAAGCCGGGGTGCAGCGCCATCACTGGGCGACTCCTGACATGCGACTGCGGAGCGCACAGTGCTTGATGCTGAGATACTGTCGGCGGTAATAGCAAGCAGAGAGGCATATGACCGTATCAGGCCGCACATTAATGCAAAAGACCTTACGCCCGCTGTGGCGTTTTGGTACGACCTTGCGGATGCGTGGTACCGCCAAGACAAGACGGCGGGCAGTATTGATGTGGCTACTATTCGCGGCTTGGGTGAGTCTCGTATCACGAATCCCAAACAGCGTGATACCCTCATGGGAGTTATTGCCGGACTACCTGCCAGCCCTAGCCCTAGTAATGTTGTTGCTGTGGCTTTGGAGCTTAAGCGATGGAACATAGGGATGGAGCTAGCAGCGGCGATAGCGGCGAGAGATGCAAAGAAAACAAGCAAGCTCCATGCGGAATTCGGAGAGCTATTAAGCGCCAGTACGCTGCAGGCCAAGGAAACGACCGAATGGGAGGATGCTGTACCTATCGAGCAGATATTCGAGAAAGTCGGGACAGCGAACCGAATCCCGCTAGCGCCGAGCGTACTGAACAAGCGGATAAACGGCGGAGCACTGCCGGGGCATCATGTGCTAGTATTTGCCCGTCCGGAGATGGGCAAGAGTACGTTTGCTGTCAATGCAGGGGTCCAGCTGGCTATTCAAGGCAGGAAGGTATTGTACGCAGGCAACGAGGATCAGATAAACGTGCTAAAGGCACGGGCTTTGAGCCGAGCGACGAATATGACATTGGCTCAGGCGGAAGCGGATAAGGACCGCGCATTCAGGATCTACCGAGAGCGCGGAGTAGAAGACAACCTAATTTTCAAGCAGCTAAAACATGGCAGCGCTAACGCTTTACGTGAACAGATTGAGCTTATCGAGCCGTCCATACTTATTGTCGATCAGATCCGGAATCTGGAAAGCGATGACGAAGGAATGGTTCAGCGGCTCGAAACGAACGGGCAGGTAATGCGCGAGCTACTGCTTGAGTACGGGCTAATCGGCATTAGCGTCACTCAGGCGGGCGATAGCGCGACAGGTAAGGTGTGGCTAGGCATGCATGACCTAGACAACAGCAAGACCGGGCTACCGGGCACAGCGGACCTTATGATCGGCATTGGGGCGTCTGCGGAGATGCTGACACGCAATCAGCGGGCGCTGAGCCTACCAAAGAACAAGCTGTCCAGCGACGAGTTTAGCCACGAGGGGCTAATAGTCGAAATTGACAAGTCTAGGAGCTTGTACAGATGAAATGGTCTACGTGGCTTGCATTGGCGTTTATTGGCTCCATGTATGCTGCGGCACTCGGGCTTTTGCTTAAGGCCCTTTGGGTAGGAGCAATATGACAAGTACTGAACTGAAAATCATAGCAGCTGTAGCCCTTGGCTTTATCGTGCTACTGCCAGCGTGTATCTTTAAGGCGTGGGGAGATCCCACATTCCCCTCGATCAAGCCGTGGCCGTCAGGCACAGAGAATGTAGGGCCGTACCGGCCTAGAGTCGAGGAGTGGAGCATACCACTTCTGAACAAGTGGTATGGAAATTCCGAAGACGGCGTTAGCGGCGAGCGCGCGTGGGTATGGGATAGCACTAACAAGCTGGTGCCGTACTACAGCACATTCCCGGCGTGGGTGCCGCAGTGGGCCAAGGCGTACGCTTGGAGTGCGTGGCGCAACAACGCGAACAATCTGAAGCGACCGTTACGAGGCGATAGCCTGACAGGAATTGTTTCATGAGAGATACATTGCAGCTGATGACGCTGACACGAGCGCAGACTATTGTCAAAGAGATCATCGCAGCCCGTACCCGGTGGGGTAAGGGCGTAAAGATCCCCTACACGACAGAGCAGGTGTTTGACGCACTGATTGTGCTCGACAAGGCAGGGAATTTCGATGGCGGCAGCAAGGAAGATGTGACAAAACTGCGCCGCCAGCTTGCGGCATGCCAGAATCGTGAAAAGCGCTATTCTGGTAAGGGAATCAGTGACTTACAGAGCGAAGCCGAACCGGCGAATGGAAATAAGCTCTGAAAATGACCGATCTAGATATATAGACCTTTGTTTTTTAACCGGAGAGATTTATGACAGTTACGAAGAATGCAGACGGCACGTTTAGCGTGCAGTTCTTGGCGGCGCGCGAGCTAGAAGTGCTTGTCGGCGTCCTCGGACTGACCCGCGGTGACTACTTGACGGCCGAAGCGTCGAGTGTTGGCTACCCCGTGTTTGAGCAGCTGCAGAAGGCCCTTAAGGCCGATGGCCGCTCAACGAATCCGTTTGGCCTGAATGTGGCCAATCCGGAGAATCCGGAGATGGTAGAGCTTGCCATTCAGACGATTGAGCTTATGACGGGCAAGGAATTCGACATCGGCGCTCTAGATACCGTCAGCGGTATCGGTAGCGATCAGACGGTTGCGAATACGGCGCCGCAGCGCGAGGCGCTGAACGGCTAAGGCATGGCAGCTATAAGAGTTGACCGGCCTGTGCCGGTTCCGCAGCCAGACGTGACTATTACGTTAAAGCTAACGCGCGAAGAGGCGCAGCTGATTCGTGATCTAGTCGGCGCCACGCCGGGTTCGTTTGGTCCGTCGTTTGAGATTTTCGACGCACTGCGGGCAGTGCCGGAATTGCGAACGATTAAGACCGCGTTCAGGGTCGTCGAGATCGGTGCTGCCTAAGTTTCTCGCGGATTTAGACCCCAAGGTCTATTTCAGTGACAACTACGTAGTGTTAGATTTTGAGATCGCGACACATCATGGCGACTATGGCAATCCTGTCCATAAGGATAATCAGCCGCTCATGGTGTGCTGGAAAGTAGGGCCAGCTGGCCAAGTCCGCTGTTCATGGGGCGACGAGTACTCTGGCGCGTATACCGCGCTATTAGCAGACATCGCCGCAGCGGACTTTATTGTTGCCCACCAAGCGAAGTATGAGTTAGGATGGCTCAGACGCTTAGGGGCTGACTTACGGAGTATCCTGCCGTTCGATACGCGCCTAGCAGAGTACGTGCTGTTAGGTAATCTGGCGGCAGGGGCGAAGGAACTTGGCATGAAGCCGATGTCTACTTCGCTGGATATGTGCTGTCGGCGCCGGGGATTGCCTGTGAAGGATCCGGTAGTGGATGTCCTGATACACAACGGCGTGAATCCTATACGGATTCCTAGGCCGTGGCTAGAGGGACGATGCCGACAGGACGTTGAGACAACAGAGGCGGTGTTTCTGGATCAGCGGCGTGACTTAGCGCGACGTGGGCTCTTGCCAGTCCTCTACACGCGATGCTTACTAACTCCTGTGCTGGCAGACATCGAGCCGGAAGGACTGGCACTAGATTCGGAGGCTGTGACTACTACGCTTGCGGAGTACCGCGAGAAAGAGGCGCAGCTGCAGACAGAGATGGAGGCGATGACAGGCGGGATTAACTACCGCTCGCCGGACCAGCGAGCAGAGTTTATCTACGATGTCCTGAAGTTCCCCGAGCTTGTGAACAAGCGGGGAGAGCCGAAGCGCACGCCAGAGGGTAAGCGTAAGACTGACAAAAAGACATTGGAGCTTTTTGTAGCCAAGACTAAGCGCCAAGAGGCGTTTCTAACGCTGTGGAAAGAGCTTGGCCGCGTGAACGCGGCGATAACGAAGAATCTACTGTTCTTCAAAGGTGTTGTAGATGAGTACGATTCGGAATTCTTCGCGGAAATCAACCAAGCGAACACCGCGACGCACCGGCTCGCGAGTCGCGGAATACCGCTCACCTTCCGATCTGTCCTCACCGAAGACGGCGAATTTTCAACTCGAAGTGTACAGTTCCAGAACACCCCGCGCGGGTTCAAGCGATTATTTCGTGCTAAACGCCGAGGATTTCGCATGGCTGAGCCAGATGGCTCGGGCGCTGAATTCCGCGCCGCCGTCATACTCAGTGGAGATAATCAGGGGCGAAGGGACATTGAAGATAAGTCGCATGACCCCCACCGATTCACAGCAAGTGTTCTCCACAACGTATCGATTGAACAAGTAAAGGCCAATGAGAAAGAAGCTAAAGAGCACAATCGGGATAGCTGGCGACAGCTGGCAAAGCCAGATACGTTTAAGCCTCTTTACGGCGGCTCGAAGGGAACGCCTGAGCAGGAAAGATATTATGCGGCTTTTCGTGAGCGTTATGCTGGCATCGCTGAGACGCAGCAGTCATGGCTGGACAGCGCGGTAAGAAACAAGTATGTCATTACCCCGTGGGGGCTTGTCTACTACTTCCCGACAGCCAAGGTTAACCAGAACGGATGGAGCAACGTCACAAGCGCGGTGTTCAATTACCCCATACAGGCGTTTGCAACGGCAGAGATTACACTCATTGCATTGGTCTATCTGTGGCATGGAATCCGGGAACAGGGGCTTGAGCAAGACGTGTTTATCGTTAATCAGGTACACGATTCGAGCCCGTGCGAGGTTAGAATTGGCAAAGAGCAAGAGTTTACCGACTTGGCCAAGCGATGTTACACAGCCGATGTGTATACGTACATGAGCAAGGTTTACGGACTGGACTTCGATCTACCCCTCGGAGTCGGCATCAAGATAGGCGACCATTGGGGTACTGGCGAAGAACAGAGTTTTGACGTGTATCCGGACGGGAGAGAGGTACGAGTAAAGTGAGCACTATCCTTAACATGCTGCGCGTGCTTGGCACAATCATGCTCGGAGCTATCCCTGTCATGTTCCTGTGGAACGGGATACTGGCCGACGTGGTGACTGTAATCAAGCCGATCAGCTACTTTCAGGCGATTGGCCTGCAATTCCTTGCGGTACTGCTGCAGCAGAGTTTCAATTTCTACTACATCAAGGCCCCTGTAGATGGCGGGCCGACAGGAGAGATCAAACCGTGACTAAGACACTCAAGACTAAATGGCTTGCTGCGCTGCGTAGCGGCAAGTATAAGCAGGGCCGCTGTGCTCTGAAAGAGGACGGCAAGTTTTGCTGTCTTGGCGTGCTAAATGATGTCGCCGGGGCGCGACAGAACTACAAGTTTGCCGATGAGCGCGCCAAGGTTTGTTTAGTAGATGGCGATTATCGGGCCGCGCAGAAAGCGGAAGATATACTCATTGATCTTAATGATCGCAAGAAATTTACTTTCAAGCGTATTGCCGTTTGGGTGGAGAATAATCTGTGAGGTACGAAGGTTTCGTTTCTAAGATCAGCAGTCGGTCAGCCGGCCGCAAAGGCGGACTAGCCTACTCATTCCTATTGGAGAATCCAGATGGTACAGACGGTCCGTGGATCGGCTTCGGCTTCGAAAGCCCGCCGTTCAAAGAAGGGGATTACATCAGCGTCGAAGCGGATAAGAACGAAAAAGGGTATATCAACTACGTCAAAGGCACAGGTCAACAGATTAAAAATCCTCCAGCTAGAGCATCGGCTAAACCTGCTGGACACGTGGGCCCGGGAACACGTGAAGTTTCACGAGGCGAAGCTGAAGCCGTGGCTGGACACTCTGCATCAGCGGGTGAACAGTCTGTATCAACTGCTGACAGACAGACTCAAATAGTTCTGCAGCACTCTCAGGAGATGGCCATTGCCGCTGTCAATGTCCTTCTGACTCACGACGCTCTGCCGATGTCTGAGGCTAAGAGCAAGGCCGGGACGGCCAAGCGGTTTGATGAAGTCCGCGCGATGATCGACAAGCTGACGCGCAAGTTCTACGATGATGTAGTGACGGGCCAGCTGCTTAAGATCGTAGCTCCGGAGATTACCAGCACTGAGCCTGATGGCCCGCTGCCTGAAGTCGCAACGGAACAGCCGCGTGCTGCGGCGAAGAAAGTCAATGTGGCGCCTGTCGAGCAGGCGGGAGTGTTTTAATGGAACGTCTATCACGCGATCCGCCCGCTACTATCAATACGGATAAGCCGCTGTTTGAGACGGATAACTACCGTATCGATATAGTGAATGTGAACCTCGACAATGCCGTGTCCCCGCTCATGCTGCGCAAGTATGCCGTGACGCATAAGCAGCATTTGGTTGTGGCCGGCATGGGGGAGCAGTTCGCCGGCATGGTAGAAGTGTGTCGGCAGCTGCAGGATGCCCATGACGATGCTCTGGCAGGGAATCGTCCGAGCGAGAAGATCCCGGGATCTATCCCGCGTCCGCCGCGTGGTGGGCATACGGGCGGGTTAGCCAATTGAGATCGTCCCTACCGGATTCGCCAGCGGTAGGCCCCTATTCGTGTGCCTTACGGGTAGCAGCACTTGCAAGCTGTCGATGTGAAGGGTAAATCCGTGCGGGGTGAACGTACTGGCGACCAATTGCAACCGGCCCTTGTGAGAGAGGGAGTTAGGGGAGTGCCTGCGGCTCCCCGTTCTTTCCGCGTGATTGTATGATTAAGCTGCTGATAGACGCCGACCCGCTAGTTTATCGAAGCGGCTTCGCTGCGCAAGAGACAGTGAATGACGAAGTATTCGGCGAGGCTGTGATAGCACAGCCGGTAGAGAATGCCCTACAGATTGTCAAGACTAGCCTAAAGGCGATGACCTATGACGTTGAAGAAAGATTCAATCAGGTGGCATCAGAGAGTCTCGTCCTGTCAGGACCGGATAACTTCCGATTCAAGATCGCGACTATCCGTCCCTACAAGGGCAATAGACCCGCGCGCCTGCCGGTACACTATCAAGCAATCCGAGATTACCTTACGGAACGCGGGGCTAAAGTAATCCATCGCCGCGAGGCGGACGATGAGATCAGCATTCGTGCATGGCGTCTATGGAACGAGAGCGGGCAGGACGGTAGGCATGCTGCTACCTACGTAGTGGCGACGATAGACAAGGATCTAGATCAGATCCCCGGATGGCACTACGACTACATGAAGCATGTCTTTTACTTCGTAGACGAAGACGACGCTCGCGCCGCTCTGTGGACGCAGATCCTCTCCGGAGATCCGTCTGACAATGTGCCGGGATGCTGGAAAGTCGGGCGCACTAAAGCTCATAAACTCATACAGAGCTATATAAGCCAAGGCGCGAGCGATTTGCGGCTATGGAATGGGGCTATAGTGAATACCTACGCGGCGTCGCAGTTTCACGAAGACTGTCCGTACAAGAACCTCAAGGCCGCAGACGTAGCGCTCGAGACGGCGCAGCTAGTATACATGCAGAGAGAGCCGGGAGAGCTATGGAATCCGCCCCCGGTACCGCACGGAAAAGTGGAGGGAGACGAAGATGATTAGTCCTGCAGATCAGTTTTATGAGCTTGTAACGCAGAACAGCACAGACTGTGACATCGCGGAGCTTCAGTCATGGGGTACTGATGACTTGCTGAAGCTGGCGCGACTAATCGAAGTAGAGCTTATAGAGCGGGATGATGAATTCCGTAAGGAATTCCCCTCGCCGTTCGATGTGGAGTGTGAGCCTGACCGTGATTATTGAAAGCCAGTCGGTAACAATTGCCAAGAGCGCTAGCGATGGGTACAAGAACAACGCCTACATACACACGCAGGGCGGTCGCTTCTATGCTCATACTCCTACTTGGGACATTCCTGCTATGGCACACGCACTGGGGCAGACAGCACGGTATCGCGGCAATACTGACGAATTTTACTCTGTCGCTGAGCATTCTGTTCTCGTTTCCATGCTCATGCAGGAAGTCACCGGAGGAAATCCACGAGAGGGTTTGTTCCATGACGCGACGGAAAGTGTGATGCCAGATGTTAGCTCGCCATTCAAGCAGCTATTTCCTGACCTTACGAAGTTCGATAAGGAACTAGATGAACATTTACGAAAGACTCTCGGTCTGCCTCCGCATAAAACTAATGAATGCAAGCACGCCGACTGGCTTGCGCTTTTCATCGAGTCGGCGACGATCTTACCGGAAAGGGGAGCGGACTTTGAAGATCCCTACAGACTCAGGCCGCAAGCCTTGAAGCTGAAAGAGAAAGAGGGGTGGGGGATTGTCTGTCTAGACTGGCGACAGGCACGGGACGTTTTCTTGCAGCGCAATCAGGAGTTGACACGTGCATGAGCACTTCGACGCAATCAACGGACTATTCGAGACTTTGGGCGCTGTGGCTACTTGGCGAAACGTTGTGGCTATTCACCGGGATAGGGCTGTCCGTGGCGTTGCAATGGCATCTATGGCCTTTTTCGCTAGTTGGGGGGTCTGGAATCTCATTTATTATCCCTCTCTCCATCAGTGGCTATCTACTATTGGCGGCAGCTTACTTGTTGCTGGGAACATCGCGTGGGTAGGACTCGCACTAAAGTACCGAAAGCCGCGACCCCCGGTGAGCGTACCGGCACAAAGCGCAGAGATACCCGATGGACGGCCCCCGATCAAAGTGTGTGGGCAAGCCGCTTCGAGTATGAAGTTTATCTCGCGCTGAAGGCACAGGGATATGAAGTCAGAAAGACAACGGAGAAAGATAGCCTACGTTATACGCACCCCGTTAGAAACGGTAGGTGCCTACAGTGTGGATCTGGCCGCGTGGTTTCAGAACACAGCTACACACCCGATCTATTTGTTAGCACGGGTAGGCCCACTGATAAGCAGCCATCAGGGTATTATCTCGAAGTTAAGGGCTACTTACGGGCACCTAGGCGTGCGCTTCTCCGTAGTTTCCACAAAGCGAGGCCGGATATTGATATCCGCTTCATCGCTCAAAGAGACTACGCCGTTGGAGCCACTACCCTTACAGGATGGGCCAAGAAATTCCTCAAGTCGCCCGTGCATATATGGGACGGCAAATTGCCCGCAGAGTGGGGACGATAATGATAGAGCGTGAAACTGTACTGTTTGTAGGTGGCGAGATTGACGGACAGCGCCGGGAAATACATCATCAGCCGCGATACTACGAAGTGCCGTTGCCGCTACCGCCGGCTACATTCTATCCGAAGTATGGCACAGAGGAAAATGAAATTGCGCCTCGGGTAAATCGCCAGCTCTACGTCCGACAGCCGTATGCGGGGCGCGTATTCTATCTGGCAGAGGACGAGAAACGCGGATATGAACATGCCGTTGAGACGCTAGTTCGGCTCCTGTATTCTGGCTATCGAGCGCCGCTATGAGACGTACACCACATAATACGCTAGAAAGCCACAGCAATCGCTTCAAGCGTCTACGGGCTCAGGTGAATGCCCTTGTAGCCGCCGCTGGCGGCCCCAAGATACGTCATGCCGTGAAGCATGCGGTGTATGAAACGCTAGGCGTCCCGAGTCGGCGCTATAGCATTACCGTCAAGAATGAGGACGGCACCGAGACTGTTCATAAGAACATGGCGACTCAGGTCCGGATGCAAGCCGGTTCCCCACGTAAGATTTATCAGGATGCGAAACATCATGTATCGGACAATAGGTGAGAGAAATGCCGCAGGATTCTACCCTTCCTTTTCAATCAACGTTCTCGCCGGGCAGTTTGCTAGCACCGACGAGCAGCGCGACTATAACGCTAGGACCGTCCAGTGCCCACAGTGCAGAGGTTGGGGGTACAGCGTCGAGCGCCACGGCAGGACCGTTCTCCGTGATTCCGTTGGGTGTAGTCGTTGCGGAGGACTTGGGAAGCTCCCCCGTGAGTGATATAGACGGCCCGGGGGGCAGCATTCTTAACGAGGCGCAGATAATGACACACGGGGCACGTAATAAAGATTACGGGCCGCCAATTGACGATTATAGCCGGACGGCCGCTATGGCGTCCGGGCTGCTTCGAGACAAACTGACAAAGCCGATCACGGCGTCAGAAATGGCTATGATTATGGTGTTGGTCAAGCTATCCCGGCAGATAAACACACCAAAGAGAGACAACATGGTTGATGCAGCTGGCTATGCATGGGTAGCCCACAGCTGCGCGGAAGCTGAGAAGACTAAGGAGCTAACGAGTGCGGGCAAGCGATAAGAGTCCGAATCGTAGACATTTGCTTATACCAGACCCACAAGTAAAGCCCGGAGTAGACACAAGGCACATTGATTGGGCCGCGCAGGCCATCGTTGACTATCGCCCCGATGTTATTGTACACTTGGGGGATCACTGGGATATGCCCAGCTTGAACAGTCACGTCCCTGTCGGCGGCGAGGAGCTAGAGGGCAGGAGGATGATTGAAGATATTCAGAGCGGCAATGAGGCGTTTAGGCGGCTTGTTGCGCCAATGGAGGCAGAGATTGCCAGACTTGCCAAGCAGCACAAGCGCCGATGGGAGCCAGAAAGACACTTTCTTTTTGGAAACCATGAAGACCGGATCACGCGACTCGTTGCTGAGCAGCCTCGGTATCGGGGAATTCTAAGTTTAGATCACTTAGAGACGCCGGGATTCGAGCGGCACAAGTTCTTAGACATAGTAGAGGTAGACGGCATTGCGTACAGTCACTATTTCAGTAACACTCACGGCTCCCGACCAATTGGCGGAAGCATTGACAATCGGCTTAACAAGATCGGCAAGTCGTTCGTTCAGGGTCACGAACAAGGACTACTTTACGGCATTCGACAGTTTCCGGGCAAGCTTAC